CTCGCCAAGATACGGTAAAAGTTTCCCCACCAATGCTGGATTGCATAGTGGGTACATAAAACCCGTAGGCTATTGATGATCTCAATTGGCATTATCCCCGGTGTTCGGGTTAAATGGCGCACATCTCAACGCAGAAGCGTCAAAACCATTATTCACATCCAGATGGTCATTTGCTGCAGCCCACTCAAGCGGGACAGCAAAGGGAGCACCTAAATAAAAACCTAAATCGAAATCATCAGCAGCAGCTGAAGACAAATGCAAGTTTCCTGAATTTCCAACTGAAAAGATAAAACGAGAAATTTCTTTATTTAATTTTAAAAGATCAAAATCATCATTAACTGTATTTAAAGGAACTGGAGCATAATAAGGTTTATTATATTCAAAGATTCTTTTAGCTTCCAACTCATACCCTAATGGTTGAGTAGACAAGGGAACATTTACAGATTGAATTGTTGAGCGTTTAACATTAATTCCTTGACAAATAGATTGATTGGAACCCTCATTATAAACTTTGAAGCGTATGCCTCCTCGGTAGAAAGCATACATTTGAGCTATATAAATCAATGGGTTATAACCCCTGTCAAAAACGACAGAGGTATTTGTGGAAGTTCCATTCAATGTAAAATTCGGAGCTGCCAAAGGAAATCTTTCATTTCCAAAATTTTGATTTCCAACATTACGATACCAACCAAAACGTTTTATTAAATGCCTGTAATTACCAAAAGATTCTCCAGTGCAATTCATTGCATGTACAGAAGTTAATTTTGTATTTGCTGCGTTACGAGTGATATCTTGAATTTCTATTTGATGTTTTAAATAATCAGAACGAATATCATACTGTCCAGCTGTCGCAAATGAAGATTGTTCCTGCGCGGTTCTCACCTCACTTTCTGCCACGAGAGCTGGGGGGTCTGGCAAAAATGGATCGATTGAGTTAGCAGGCACCCATGCGTTTGCAATGGGCGCCTCCACTTCAAAATCTTCACCACCTTTCATCTCTACAATTACGTCTATTGTACTTGGTGCAACAGCCGAACCTGAAATGAGAGGGGTGATTGCCCTTACTACAAAATAACCCGTGCAGAAACAATTCAACTCATCGTATGACATTGTTATATCCTCTAGAGGGTTATGTTTAAATGATATATTTTTATAATTTGAAGTCGACACATAAGGTATCGCTATTGAAATTTCTGTCTGTTCTCGCAAATCCATAATGACTCGATAAGCGAATTCATTACGTGTTGATAACTGATTGTTTAATTCATTTAAAGTAGTTTGAGGAGTAAAAATAAATTCAACTCTACCTGAATGGTAGTCGGTTTTAACAAATCTAAAAGTGTAGATAAGTGACCCTCTCCATAAGGAGAAGGGTCCTATTGCATAGGAAAGAGAAGTAGCAGTGGGGCAGATAAAACCCGTTGCTCCTCCTCCTCCATATTGGAAAAAATAGTCACGCGAACGGTATGTTGCTGTAACCATTGTTTTCCAGAGAACATCTCCATTATTATTATTATTAGAAAAGTTAAAAGAGCTTATATAATTTGGAATTCTTTTTACATAATCAAAGGACATTTCATCCATCTGTGAACCCGCAAAGTCAGGGAGAAAATTTAATCGTGTTAAAGCATGTGTAGCTAATTTATGTGCATCATCCTTTCCGTCTACAGTACCAAAATACTGTGTCGGCCTATTAAAAACAGTTTCTCCGTGAGTTTGAGGGTCTGGCTTTGACATACCAGGAATTAATTGAACAATATCGAACAAAGCATCAGTGACTTTTGCCACTGGAGTTGCTATATTTTTAAGGGTAGGTAAATAACCTACAATTATGTCAGTACCTTTTTGAACGACATTGTCAATAACTCCTAATACCTTTGTTGGGAAAGATCGAGCTTCGGAAGCCTTTGCGATATCTGAAACGGAATTTAAATTTACTTGTTCTGCTGCGAATCGCGAAAGAGTAGGGAAACCTAATTGAACTTTATCAAAGTTTCCGAAAACATTTACTTGTAAGCTTGAATTTCCAACCTGAGTTAAGGGTGAATAAACCATGATTATAACTTTAGCCCAAGTCCACCTCTGTCTAATTAAATCATATGCATTATAAGGAGAAACATACGGTATACGTAATGTAACTTCTGATTGTTTTGAAATGTCTAATTGAACATGGGGTAAAGCAATTACTTTGTCAGTTGCCCTTGAAAATTCATTAATCCTAAAAGACCCAAGAAGGTCTGGTGTTGGGACATAGGCAACAACAAGGCGTCCACATTGAAAAGGCTGTGCATTAACTTGAAGTCGAATTATAGTATCAGCTCGAAATGAAGCAAAGCCATCCAGTTTTGGTTTAATCATGGTTGTAAAAAGTGCAGAGGGAACATCCAAAGCAGCAAGATAATGACCTCGCTGATTGGAAGATTCCCACTGCAATTGTGAAATTAGTTGTGGACGCTGTAAAAATGAAATAACAGAGTGCTCCCTGCTATCATGAAATGAAGTTAACAATGAGGGTTGTAAATTAGAAGACTGAGGGACTTCCTCATCAATAACTGGTTTATCATCGGCGAAAGTAACAATTTCCTGAGCAATCTCAGTAGATTCATTAATTTCACCAGCAATAGTTGAAGGTTGTGTGCGAGAATCAAAAGTTAAGTCTTTAGATGATTGAGCGTTCTCGCTACGCATATTTAAATTTTGTTTTTGTAAAGCAAGTGAGTTTCTTAAAAAGTTTGACCACTTAATCATTACTTTAGCACTGTGTTGTCCTGGATATTGAGGGGCTGCCTCTTCCCATCCTGGCAGTAAAACTAAATAGTTAAGGAAGTTATTTGAAAAGCAAAAATAAAATTGTTTAGACACAGAAAATTTTCCAATTTTAGATAGATCTATTTCAAACCAGTTAGAACAAATTGTTTGGAAAGAAGCTTGTTCTGAAACTCCGAGCGCTGCCCTAAAAAATGGAAGCACTCATTAAATTTTGACTCCCACTGATTCCAAACTTCAATGGGGTGGAGACTGAGTTCCTTCATTGAGTTCTCCAATTCTATGAAGGTTTGTGTATGTGGATCCGGTGTTTTCTTAATCCATTGAGGGGTTTCCAGTATAGTATCCAAAGAAAGGGGTCCAATATATCGACTATAATCATCATCCCACAAAAAGCTTCTCTTTAGATAAGAAACTTCGTC